ATAATAATAGAAATGATTGTCTAATTGAGATTTATATTCTTGTAAAGATGATACTAATGGAAATGGGATTGTCAATATAGCCGCATCCGGTATAGACCATTCATTCCCACCAAATATTGGATTAGCGGCCAATATTAACCATCCAAATGTTGGGGTTCCATAGTATTGTTGTGATATTTTATCCAATCTAGATTGCCCAACTTTGTAAATATACCTTTTATCTGACGATTTACTTGAAATAGAAATGTATGGGACAACGCTTTGTTCCCCATTTAATAAAAATTGATTATATCTATTATAATTTTGTCTATTATTCATTTTTAATTAAATTGAGTTTTATCCGTCCAAATTGTTTTATCACCACCGTTATTACCATTATACAACAATAATAAATCACTAGTTTGAGTAGCGTTTTCCGGTGAAGGTTCTGTTGTATAAGTAAATTTACGAACTTTTCCTTTATTATAAATGTCTGATTTAGTCCAAGTAACATATTCAGGGGATTTTTTTAAAGTTTTGATATTTTTTTCTTCAGATTCTAACTCTTCTATGACATTTTTTCTAAAATTATCAACAATTTTATTAAATTGTTTAGATAGACCATCATATGTGTTATCTAATTCATTAGTTATAATTGCCGACTTAAATGTGTTAAAATCACTTTTTTTATTGAATATTTGAGCCATAACCATAAAAAATCTTTTATCTGTTAAACTTGAAAATATTGCAGATGTAAATCCTCCCGGTTCCGTGTATTTATCACCAATAATGTTATAATCAGTACTACTTAAAACTCTATTATAATCATCCATTCTACGACCAACTAAATGATAGTCAAATATCAATTCTTGGAATGTATCACTTTGTATTTGAGCTCCGGAGGTATTAACTTCTTCAGTTGCTTTTAATGTGTATATTTTAGGTTTATTATCAATTATTACACCATCAGATAATGTTGTTACATAATTAATTTTTCTAAAAACTTGAACCATATCTTGTTCTTGTTGAACAATGTTATTACTAATTTCCTCAATACCATTACTAAAATCACCTTTTAATGTATTGATATAATTTGTTAAATTAGTTGTTACACTTCTAACCGCTTTAACATCAGTAAAAACTTGGTTTAGTCCCGCAATAATAAAATTAGTTCCACTTGAAATGTCATTTATTAACCCCGAAAATAATTCATCAACTTTTAACTGATAAACCGATTTACCATAAATTGTCACTAATTCGCTAGAAGTTCCCATATTAAATTCACCATCAAGATATTGTCTTTCTTGAGTCATTAATTCCCAAATACCACTATTATATGATTTAACTGTACTCTCATATTGATTAACAATATTCACAAGATATCCTTTACTAACATCCAATAAACTATCCATAATTTTCATATAGGTAATATCACCCGTTTGACCACTAGCTCCGTTAACGGTTGTTTGTATTTGACCAATAGTTTCACCTGCGGTATTTGTTTGTTGATTATCAACTTTTGTAACCGGTGGTTGTTCATCAACTAATGATTGGAAATATTGTTTATCTAATTTTTTCCAACTATCATCGGTAGCCTTAGCTCTTTCATCATAAATTTCAGTGTTTGCATAGTAATTAAATGATAAAGCGTTTTGTAATTCTTCAACAGGTTTTTCAAGACCCATACCACCAATAATATCAAAATTCATTGATACATTGGCAATCATTGGTTGGATACCAATACCCTCAGGGTTCATATCAAAAACTAATGGTTCATAACTAAATGAAACCGCTTTAGGTATTATTTTACAATTATAAAAATCACCTATTCTTAATACTAATACAGGCGGAGCACCAAAGGATGTGTTTAACGCATCATTAGCAACTATTTGACCTTTATCACCAATAACAGGGATTGTTTCACCAGGTCTAACACACTGATTTAAGAATGTTAATCGGGAGTTTAACCCTTCGGGCGTCATAGAGTGAAATACAGGATTAAAATATTTAATTTTTTCCTGAATTGAATCATATAACATAGGAACCTCTTTTTTAATCACATCAAAATAATCACATTCCGATAGTAATTTTCTTAAGATTAATTTACTAATACCTTCTTTAATTGTTTTTTCAGTTCTAAATGTTGGTGGTTTTGGTTTTACCGGTTCTTTTTGTTCTGATATTGTTTGTTTTGGTTCATCTTTTATAATTGGTTCAACAGGTTTGTCTGATGGTACGTCGGTAACAACAATATTTTTAAAAACAACTCGTCTACACGCCATCGCCGCAACGGAATAAACTTGAGCCAATTTATTAGATGCTGAGGTATTTGTTGAAGATTTAATATCTTGATGACAATCAACCGATGAACCAAAAACACCATCCGCAGTTTTTGGAAATGAAATTGTTTCAATTTCTCCTTTATCAGTATTACCCTCAAAAGTTAATGTCTTTTTTTCTGTAATAAAAGGTTTTAATTTAGTCGTTTTTAAATACTCTATCACAGAATTTTTTCTTCTAACTGATAATGTAACATTGTAGTCATCTTGTGCTGGCGCTGAAGCAGAACTAGCTAAAGATATTTTAATAGTACCTTTGTTTTCACTCAAAATTTTAAAAGCGTCTTCAACAAAACCAGTATTAATTTTATTAAAATTATCTACAACAACATTACTAAAAAATGGTTTAACATTAAGATTTGGGTTTTTTGCCGCAAATAATTTACTTGATTTATCAACATATGTGTCTTGATTACTACTACTTGTATAAGCATCATAATCCGATTTATATGTTGAGTTGGGAATTGGGTCTTTTTTAGTGTGTGGACCCGGAATATCATTATCAAAATAAAACCCTAAATTTAAATAACTATCCAATAAGTGAGCAACTGATGTTTCAGTATTTGATGGTTGATGTGAGGTTCCCGGACCATTTTCAGTTCCAATTGTTGGTGCTCCTTGAACACTACTAATAACCGCCTTCGCCGTATTACTATCTAAATTAGGATTATTTAATATTTGTTGATATGTATATAAATCTTTAGTCGGAACCGTATTAAACTTTTTAGCCAATTCATAAATATCATACTTAACACAACCCGCAAAAAATGAATCAATTATTGAATTTATTCTCTCTTTGTTTTGACCTTTTAATTGTTTTTCAACAAGAACATTCATAACCGATGGATGGTCAACAATTATTTTCCAACTTAATGTTCCAATTCTTCGAGTATCTTTATATGTATAAATTGGTTCCGGTCTACCTAAAAATGAAGTTTCAGACCAGTTAGCATTACTATTATCGGTGAATTTAATATCATATGGTGGAAACCACATAACTCTACCACCATTTGGACCTTTCTCACAAACAGGTAATTCATCATAAGTAAATCCTTGCTTACTTGATGTTCTCCAAGCCAAATTCTCAATTGAGAACATATATTTTTTAGCATACCCACCGATTCCGTTTGGACCGTCAGCAATAATATTTGTTGACCCCGGATTTCTTGTTGGTGAAATATTTAAATTAAATGTATTATCAAAAACTGAACCCGCATATTGTCTTCCACTTGTTGTTATACCATCAGTTTTTTGTAAATCATTATAAGTGTAGTATGGTGTATCTTTAGTAAAAACTCTACAATATTCAATACCCGCTTCACCACCTGTTGTTTGGTCAGTATAAGACACAACTTGGGAACCTTTAGTCATTTCTTTATATCCATCGTGAAATACTTTACTAACTTGGTTAATAGCATTACCAACGTGTTTTAATCTTGAGATACCTTGAACATTATCCGCAGAATTAACTAATCTTTGTGTTTCATCTAAAATAGATGTTTTTTTAAAGGTAAAATTAGTTGATTCATCACGAGTATAGTTACCACTAATTAAATTATATTCTCCATCAGCCGAACCTGAACCACCACCCGGAGTTGCGTGAAAACCTGCATTTGGTTTATATTTTGGTGATGTCCAAACAAATTGACCATCAATACCACCACCATCACTTAATGGTTTTGCTGCTAAACCAAATTTAAGAGTATCTTGATTACCCTCAAATAAAATACCCATCTCAGATGGCCCATATACCGGAACTTGTTCTTGTTGTCCAAAGGCATTAACAGGAACTTGATTTGGAGGTGAAGTTATTGTTGATGGTTCCGCATTTCTACTACCAACATAATAACCACCAACTAAAGTTCCATTATCAGGGTTTATTAAACCAACAATTGCTTGTCCAATACCCAATAACCCACCATAATCTTTTTTATAATTTGGTTGGTAACGGTTATAATTAATATTTTTAAATAATACTGACCTTTGTCCATTACCAGTGTTTGCTAAAAATATTTCAGAAGGATTTCTCTTACTATTTAATATAGGACCTAAAAAACCACCGGTTAATTGATTAACAACATTTAACGCATTTGAGGTTTGTTGTGTTTGACCATTTCTTGTATTGTCAGTAAAATAATCACCAGGGATTAAAGAAACGGGCCAATACGCACCACCTAATCTTGTAATTAAGTCAGCCGCTGCCGCAATAGGGTTTTCCGGTGATGTAATCTTCCAATTTTTATAAATTAAAGGTTCTTGTCCGGTTACAATTAAACTAGCCTCAAAAGGGTCTTGTAATGATTGTAAATTAACTTGTCCAACAGTGTTAATAAAAATTTCTCTGTTAATTCTATCTTGAAATAACTGATTTAAATATGTTGCACCTAATCTTGCTAAATAGGAATCCTGAGACAATGAACCATCACTACCCGTTGGATTTGTTGATAATAAAATTGAATATGGGGAATATTTTGATGGTATAAAATTTGTCGGTAAATAAGGTTGATGTATAGGTTGACCCAATATCTGAGTTGTAACCCCATACATATCATTAAAACCACCAACAGGTCCGTAGTAGTTATCTATATAAGCTGCATCAATAAAAAACTCATTAACAATATCCAATACAGTATCATTAGGTGAATACTCACCTTGATTTGAATTAACCGGAAGTGGGGGATTATTGTAATTTATATTTAAATCATACCCTCCGTTAGGTCCGTATTCATTTAATGGGTATAATTGATTTGCAAATGGGTCATTAGCAATTAATTCATTTGGTGAATCTATCACATTTGAAACATTTAAAACCGTTTCATAAGTTAAATTACTAACAGGTGGTGAATATACTCCGGCAACATTATAGGGGGCCAAATTTTTAGCCATTAAAATATCTCTAAATGATGATGATGACGCAAATGATAATGTACTATTTGACATATTTTCTTTCTTTTATAATAAATAGATTAAGAACCTTTTTTTAACGAGGTTCATTTTTACTAGGAATAGGTCTACTAATAGTATCTGACAACGTATCTTGAACTATTTTAACTATTTTATTTTTAACATCAGTATTATTTAATGAGTCCTGAAGTGATTTTGTATCTATACCAGAGGGTGAGGTAATGTTAATTGTATGATTTAAATTAACATCCATTGTTGATTTCTGTGTTGATGCTTGAGTTGATGTTTGAGTACCATTCATACTATTTGTTCCCACACCACCTCTTGGTATCTCAGCATTTTTTGGTGGTGCACCCATAACAACTTTTCCAGCGTCCATCAATGCTGACATTAAAGGATTTTCTGTTGTAAATTTACTTGCTTGGTCTTTTAAATTCACAAAAGAATCTTTTACATCTTTTTTAATATAATTACCAAAATCGCTAAAAGCCTCACTTAATTTTGAAGATTCCTGACCAGTATTTGCATAATCTTTAAGAGCTCCCATAACTGAATCTGAAAGTTGATTTAAGTTTGAACGAATGTTTTTTGATTCTAACCCTTCAGCGGGTAATTTTTCAATTCCCTTGGCAACTTGTTTACCTGTATTGTAAAGTCCTGTACCAATTTTACTACCAGCAATACCTAAACCTGTTCTATCACCTAAACTATTAATAGCTGCAGTAATCGCCTCTGTTGCGGTTAATTGTTGTTTAGCTAATTCCTCCATTGTTGGTGGTGCGGTATTTGCCATTTTTTCAAGAGCCTCAATTTCAGGTCCTGTTAATTCACTAACATCTTTAGTTTTACCTTCAGCGGTTTTAATTTCATAAGTTCCCCCTTTACCCATTTCTGCCATATTGGCAATCATTTTCTTTTGGTCTTCAGTTGCGGAAGGGAATGAAATTTCTTTCATCTTTTTATCTAAATCCGCACTACCTAACGCCATTTTGGTAAGTTGGTCATAAGGAATATCCATAGCTTTAGATATTTCTCTTAATTGTCGTTTGGCACCCGGCATAATTTCAAAATGCCCATCTTTACCAAGTTGAACAAATTGTTTACTCATTTGAACAATTTGATTTTGTAATTCAGCCGGGTCATTTTGAGATAAATCCATTAATTTTAATGGGTCTAATAATGAACTTTGGGAAACCCCTAATCTTTGCATTGCCGCAGCAACTTCTATAGCACCTTCAGGATTAAATACTTTTTCAGCGAATCCTAATGTCTGAGACATATCAATTCTTAATGATGTTGCCTGTGCCGCCATTTTAGCTAAACCTTCAACACCACCGGCAAAATTATATTTGTTAAGAGCCTGCATATTATCCAAAACTGTTTTAGAAACCGCTTGAGCATTTACACCTGACTCTCTTGCAACATTAACAACTTTTAACATTTCATCTGCTGCCTTTCCCGCACCAATACCCGCATCAGCCATACCACCAACTATTTTACTTGTCTCTTGACCCGTAACTTTCATTGTTGCATATAAATCTTTAGTAGTTTCTTCAGTTAATACAACATTTCTACCTAATTCTTTAGACGCATCTTTTTGAACTGCAAGAACATCCGCAATATCTCCACCTAATCTTCTAACAGAAGTAACAGAATCGGACATACTTGCTCGTAACAATTCAGCCATTTCTTGACCTTGACCGAACTGTTTAAGCATTTGACTTGCTGCCGAATCCATTTTTACCATTATTTGACCAATATTAGTAAAATTAGATAATACCGCTTTTTCTATATCTTTAACAAATGAAGTACCACCCGGTGTTGTTGAATCTTTTTCTCCTGTCATAATTAAATGTGTTTATAAATAAATACACCAAACATAGTTTTTAACTAACTAGTCTGGTGTATTATTATCAATTAATCTGTTTAATATGTATTTTCTAACATATGTCGGCATTGAATGGAAATCCGAATATGATATATGAAGTGATTGAGCCAAATACATATATTCCTCAATCATTACTTGTCTGTAATTAGAAGAAAGGACGAAAAAAGTCCACCCCAAAGGCAATCTCGAAAGACACCAATTCTCCTGATGGGGCGATTACACTTCTTTTTAAATCCAATGACGGCTCATTATCTTTTAAAAACTTTCTTATGTATTTTGAATCCATAATTGGTAATGAATTTATAAATAAATCAATTTTTGACCTATCTTGGTCACCATCTATTTCAACAATATGTTTTTGTAATTTCCAAGTAATTCTTGGTGCTTGTAATCCTGAAGGATATTGGTCAGCTTGTTTATCTAATTCAATAGTATCATTAAATGTTGTTGGTCTTAATTTGACAGTAACACCGGTTCTTGGTAATTTAGTTGTAAATGTTCCATCTTCATCAGGTTTAACATCTGTTTTTCTAATATTTAATTCATCTAAAGTTATTGTCCCAACAAATGGTTTATCTGTTGCGGGGTCAATTAAATTTATACTGTATTCAGACCCAAATGAAGTATTTCTTAAAAATATTAAGATTGCCTCAACATCACCATCCAATAATTCTTCAGGGCGTAAATCGTGTTCATAAACTTTATTTCTTAATAATTTTAAAATTATATTATCACTACTACGACCAGCACCAATTAAATAGTTTTCATCATTGGCAGTTAAATAACCAACTTTAACTGATTTCTTTTTTGATTTGTAAAAAACACCACCGGTTGGTAGTTGAACCACATCGTGTGGTAAATTAAAATTTTGCGTTCCAGCGTCTATTAAATTTTGTTCCATATATTTTTGTTTTTATTATAAATAATAAGAAATGTTTTTTTTATATAAATAAAAAACCCCACATAATTAAATGTAGGGTTATATATTTGGTTATTAAGAAATTAATAAACTAATACACATCTATCCATACGAATTGTCGCGGAAATACTTGCAATTGCATCATCACTATAACCTAATGAATCAAAGTTAACATCACTTAAGAAAGAACCTTCTAAAATCCATTTTTCTACAACAACACCTGTTGGGTCTAACATCTCAAGGTCAATGTTCTTTTTATATCCCGCAGCGTATCCCATACGACCTGTAACTGACTCAGCACATAAACGAACCCACTCCATAAGAGCTTGTGATGCAGAAGGTCCAATAGGGTCTCTAAATTTAACTTGAATTGTTCCCCAAGTAAAACGACCAGCAACATAAGTTGAAGTGTTTAAAAAAGGTATCTCAATATCTTTAATTGTTATATGTGGTCTAGCAGCCGTTTCTACGAACCATTCATTAATCCCTAAAGTAGAAGGGAATCGTACAATAAACCTGTTTTTTCTTTTTGGTTCATACGGTATGGGCATTTTCATCAATAAATCAGCCATTTTCTATTTGTTTTTTAATTTTTATTTTTTATCTTGTTTATTATAAATATTACCTATTAAATTTTTTTCTCTTGACTTTTAGAATTAAATTTTTTATCATTCTAGAAATCCTAGTTATTATAATTAAATTATTTAATAGTTTTTATTTATAATAATTATTTTAATATTCTTTTTTAATTCCTCCAGCGGTTGAATATGTTTTAATTATATTCTCTGGGTCTTGCTCAAAATGTTTTTTAACCACATCCACATTTTTTAAGTCGTCATCTGAAAAACCTATTTTAGGGACAAAATAATTATTTATTTTATTTTTTAAAAAAGCTTTCTTTTGTATATGTTGAGACATTGACTTAACATAATGAACAAATTCTTTTAAAGCTTTAATTTTACCTTCTTCAGGATTTGTTGCGGAACCTTCACCATAACTTACAGGATAAAATCTACATAAATCTAAATATTCACGAATCATCTCTCTTTTGGAAACATTTTCTTCATCCGCTAAATCACGATATTTTTCTAAATTTTTAACCAATTCATTTGAATCAATACCATTTGTGTTTGAAACAATATAATTATAACAAGCTTCTTTTAATACCGATGGTGTGTGTCCTCTTGCAGTTACTATTGAAAATATTGACCCGTTATTAATTGCCTCAACAAAATCAGGCCAAGCCGGTCCAGGTGTTGCTGTTATTGAATCAACTATGAACTGTTTATCACCTTTAACTCCAAACCATCTAAAAGGGTTTTCTGCAAAACCAACTATGGTATGACCATCAAATTCTATAGGTTCTTTTCCAATTTCTTCTCTATAAGTTGCAAAATCTTCAGTAGACATACCTACTTCATCACCAT